AGAAACTTTACTCTAAAGAAAAAGAATCAAGGAGTTTATGATAAAGTCGAGGTTAGTTATTATGATGCAGATAAGAAGAAACACATTGTAGAGACAATTACTAAAGAAGAACTTGAGAAAAGAAATGAGGTAAAAAATGCTTGATGATGGAGGATATATAGCTTTTAAAGAGAAAGCAGATAAAACAAAAACTAAAAAAAGAGTTAAAAAAGCTAAGACAAAAAAGATTAAAACTAAAGGAAAATCTCAAGCTAAAAAAGTGGCCGAGAAAACTCTAAAGGATAGTTTAAAACAAGAATACTCTATAAACTTAACAGTTGATGGAGATGTTAAATACTGTGCAGGTTGCATTATAGAACTAGATGATAGTTTTGGTAGATTTGCTGGACGATATGTAATTGATAAAGTTACACACAATATCGATGGAGACTACTCTTGTGATATAGAAGCTTTTAAAGTTGGTGCTAGACAAAATGCAGAAGAGAGAGCAAAAGCAATTGATAAAGCTAAGAGAGATAAAGCAGAGAAAGAAAAGGCTAAAACTGCAAATACAAGAAAAAAAGAAAGAGAAACAAAAAAGCAAATAAGATTAAAAGTAAAAAGGTGGTGAGTAAGAATGCTGGATATCTTGAAGCAAGGGGAAGTAAATGATATAGACATAGCAAATGGTAAAGCAAGAGTTATATTTCCTGATAGAGATAATAAAATTTCAGATTGGTTAAATATCCTGGTCCCATTCTCAGAATCACATTCAGATAATTATCATCTTGAGATAGGGCAAACAGTTATAGTTCTATCATTACCTGACATGATGGAGCAAGGTTACATCTTAGGCTGTCCTATGAGACCTTCAGACATTTCAGAAGGAGAAGTAAAAAGGACATTCTCAGATGGTGGATTCTATTCTTACAAAGATGGAGTTTTGACATTGTCTCCTGTCACAAAAGTAGTTATTACCGCAGACGTGGAGATTAAAAAGAAACTAACAGTTGATGGAGATACTACTTTTAAATCTAATACAAATACTAAAGGTACTGCTATGCTAGGAAATATCAACCTTAATGAGCATACTCATTCAGGAATACAAACAGGAAGTGGTAACACAGGAGGTCCATCATGATAGGAAGTTTGGGAGACATAATTTTTTATGCTAGTGACTTGAATGTATTTTCTTTAAAGAAGGAATTATCAAGAAGTAGAAAAGCCAAAATTACTCAACATGAGCCAATTTATGGTATTGGTAAAGTGAGACAACAAGGTAGAGAACTTATGGAAGTTAGCTTGTCTATAGAATTAATAGCAGGACTTACTAAGGCCCCTAGTCTACATTTACAAATGCTAAAAGACTTTATGGAGTTGGGAAGATATGCCCCATTAATACTAGGATATCATGTTATTGGAGAATTTCCATTTCTAATAACTGGGATAGACGAAACACTATCACATTTCAATGCTGCAACAGGAGAGTTTGACTATATTAACTTAGATATAACTTTACTGGAGTATGTAGACGACCCTTTACAGTATCAAAAAAAGATAGAGTACAGACAAACTGCTAAGACTATTCTTGGAGTTGAGTATGAGGACACTGTAAAAAATCTGCAAAAGAAGGTGTTTAAACTATGATATTTTCTATAAATTCTAAAGATGAAATAAACTATAACCCACAAAATGAAATAGAAGATGTGGTAAGAAATGTACACATGATACTAAGAGTTACAAAGGAAGAACAGCCGTTAATGAGAGATTTTTCTTTAGATAGCGATATGATAGATAAAAATATTCCCGTTATTAAAAATAAGCTTATAGGCTTACTAATGACTAATTTAAAGAAGTATGAACCAAGGGCACTGCTTAAAAATTTAGATTTAAAGTTAGAAAATAATGACTTAGAAATAATGCTAGAGATAGAGGTGATTGTATGATAGATGATACTTATGAAATATTAGATGCAAATGCTGAAGAACTGAGACAGCAAATGCAAGAAAAATTTGAAGAGTTAAGTGGAAGAAAAATCTCTAAACACTCGCCTGAAGGCTTAATCTTTGCTAGTGTTGCATATCTCATAGCTATGAGAGAAGAGAATTACAATGATAATCTGAAACAAAATTACTTAAAATATGCTAGAGATTATAGATTAGATTTGTTAGGAGATAGATATGGTGATAGAGGATTAAGACTAGAAGAGCAATATGCTAAAGCTACTTTTAGATTCCATATCATATCGGCTAAGCAAAAGAAAATAGTTATACCAAAAGGAAGCTTAATCAGGTATAATGACCTTTATTTTGAAACAAATGAAGAGTATTCTATTGCAGAGAATACTTTGTTTGTGGACGGAATTGCAACCTGTAAAACACCAGGAACAATAGGGAATAATATTCCTATAGGTCATATCAATACAATGGTTGACTTATATCCTTATTTTTCTAAAGTAGAAAATATCACTATTTCAAATGGTGGGACTGACTTGGAAGAAGACGAGGTCTATAGAGAAAGATTAAGACTTGTACCTGACTCGTTTTCTGTTGCGGGTTCGGTTGGAGCTTATGTGTTTTGGACTTTATCGACATCTCCAGAAATAGTTGATGTCACTGTTAAGAGTCCAAACCCTTGCGAAGTTGATATCTATGTACTTACAAAAAATGGAGTTCCTTCTGAAGAGTTGAGAAATCAAGTTTTAAAAGTTGTGAATTCTGATGAAATAAGACCTTTGACAGATAAGGTTACTATAAAAAGCCCTGAAGTTGTAGATTACAAAGTTGAATTTGATTATTACATTAACAAAGCTGATGAAATCAATATTAACTCTATAAAATCTAAGGTACAAATAGCAGTAAATGAATACATAGAATGGCAAAAAAATAAGTTAGGAAGAGACATCATACCTGACGAACTTATCAAAAGATTAAAGCTTGCTGGAGTAAAAAGAACTGTTATAACATCTCCAGCTTACAAAAAGCTAGAGCCACATCAGTTTGCTAAATGTAATACCAATGTAGTAATCAATTATCTAGGAGTTGAAGACATATGATATTAATTGATGACTTGAAATTAACAGATATTGCTGCTGTATCTACTCTTGATGATGCTACAACAAAATGGATATATGAATCTATAAACTATGTCTTGAGAAGCAGAAACTCTATCATAAATAGTGAATTAAAAAAGCTTGAAATGATAGATTTAATGAATGAGCAAGAGATTAATATGCTGTTATGGGAATACTCTATATACACTAAAAATGCAACTCTTGAAGAAAAGAAAAAAATAGTTAAAAGAGCTATATTTTCTAAGATTAATATGGGTACAACTAAGGTATTAAAAGATGTGTGCGGTCTATTGTACAAAGGCTTTGATGTTAAAGAATGGAATGTTTACAATGGCAGACCTGGAACTTTTAGAATCTATACGGATAAGAAAATAACAGATCCTAAAGAGTATAGAGAATTAATGGAAATCATAGAAGCTAATAAGAACGTTAGAAGCCACTTAGACTATATAGAGCTGAAGCAGATAAATACATCTAAGTACTACATATCTGGTTTTAAAGAAGTAACATTATTAGCAACTAAGGAAAATAAAAAGAAAGACTTTACTGTAAATAATGCCATTTACATAAAAGCTTACAAACAAATAACAGGAGGTATGACTAAATGAAATTTAATGGGATAACTAAAAAAGGTAGAGAATACTTGGCTAAAATTCAGGCAGAGAATAAGCCTATTAACTTCGTTAAGATTAAAATAGGCGATGGTAGACTAGACAACTATGATAACCCTGCGGAGCTAGAACATTTGATTAATCAAAAAGTTGAGAAAGGAATATTAACCCTAAACCAAGAACATGACACAGTTATTTTGACTACTAACATTGATAATGTGAGCCTTAGAACAGGGTATTATCCAAGAGAAATAGGTGTGTTTGTTAACGATAATGGGCAAGAGATAATGTACTACTACATGAATGACGGAGATGAAACTTCTTGGATACCACCAGAGACAGATGGACCATTCAAGATAGAATTGAAACTTAACTTAATCGCGTCTAATGCTCAGTCTATAATTGTGGAAGGAGTTGGAAAAGATCTATTCATCACAAAAGAATTCTTAGAAACTAACTATACACAAAAGGGAGGATACACAGGAACAGCTCAAGAAATTGATGACAGAGTAGTCTCTGCACTAGGAAAAGAAGATGGGAAATTCCCTTTAACAGAGGCAGTAAAAGGTAATGTTTATTATTTCCCTGGAAACAAGAAATTCTACATTTGTAAAGAAGCACAAAACAGAAGAGTAAGTGTTCCAGACGGGAACTTTGAAGAATTATCTATCTGGGAAAATCGTAAGAGATTGGAAAATTTAATTAAAATTGAAATAATTCAAATGACTAATTTGTTAGGACATAATCCAACAGCTAACATTACTGAAT